ATAACGTAGGGTTATAGATAAGAAGAGACATGTACAGATAGATGAACAACTTACTTGTATGGAGGATATACCCTATGAGGAACCAATGGAATACAAACAATGGGTTGTGGACCAACTAAGTAATGAGGAGTTGTTTACGTGGTATGAGAGGGATTTATTCATCCTATACGTAGAACTTAACTCATACGTAAAAGTATCAAAGAATACAACGATACCAGTCAACAGTGTATCGAGACATATAAAACAGATTAAAATTAAATTACAAGAACTATGGCAATTGGAGCATCAAAATTAAACGAAGAGAAAGTAGAGATTATTAAGAAACTCCTCAATGAAGGAAATCACACACACAAGGAAATAGCAGAGTTCTTTGGTGTAGGTAGAACAACAGTAACAAAGATTAACTTAGGACAGAGATGGAACCCTGAGGTAAAGTCATACATCATGAAGAGTGATAAGTTGTATAGGGAGTTTTCTTCCAACCACAAACCTATTGCGATAAACAGGATTACCATTGAGTTATCCAACGGTCAAAGATTCGATTTATAATGAATGATGAACTATATAAGGAACTGTCTAAGATAAAGGATTTAGATAGTAGACGTTCTTATTCACATGCACAGTTACAATGGGTATATACGATGTTTAATACGTTGAACCCTAATCACAAGAAGAATATAACCTCATGTGGTAAATGTAATGCTACCACATTGAAACAGGTTAGAAGAATCTACGACAAAGAAACAGAAAGAAGAAATGGAGAATAAAGCTGGTAGACCTAAAGGGTCACGAAAGAAAAAGATGACTAAGGGTGAGGTAGAAGACCTCATCAGTAAGTCATTAGATAGAATCCTCACAGAACACCTATCGTATACTGAGTATATACAATGGATAGTAGCAGAGTATAAACTGTCTAAGAATCAAGCTAACGAGTACTGGTTGAGGTCTTGGTCCGTACTCAAAGAGAAGTATTCTTTAGAGAGAGAGAAACTAATAACAAAACACCTAAGGAAGTATTGGGAGATATATGATTTATCCCTACAGAAGGATGACCTCTCCAATGCAAGACAAGTACTCGGTGACATATCTAAACTATTGGGAATGAATGAACCTGAAGCATTGGATATACAACAAGAACTAAAAATAAGATTTAAATTTGGAATAGATGATAAAGACGAAATTTAAGGGTAAGACTTACCACTATGACTACAAGTCATTGTATGTAAATTCAGACACCCACAAGAAGATAAACGAGATGTCCGTTGAGACAGGGTTATCAATGAAGAAGTTGATGGAGAGAATTATAGAACAGACCTACGCTAACTTTAAAAAGTAATGGAAATCGAAGTAGAAGGATTTATACCATACCCAAGACAGAAGGAGTTCATAGATAAGATTGAGGATGACTCAGTTAAGTATTGTGTGTTAACCATTGGTAGACAGTGGGGTAAGACATTACTAGCACAGAACCTCATCTTAAAATGGGCATTGGAGAATAATGGTTCAACCCTATTGTGGTTATCACCAGTGTACTCTCAAGTCAGAAAGGTATTTGATGATATTGTAAAAGCCATTGAGGGAACCGCCATATTGGTAAGTAGTAATAAGTCCAACTACGAGATGGAGTTAATCAATGGTAGTAAGTTAATCTTTAGGTCGGGTGAGAAACCTGATGCAATAAGGGGATATACATTTACACATATGATTGTTGATGAGTCAGCCTTTATAAAGGATGAGGTATGGAACACCATTCTAAAACCTACCATACTTGTTAAGGGTAAGAAGTGTTTGTTCATCTCAACACCCAAAGGAAAGAACTGGTTGTACGAACTACATCAAAGGGGTATAGACCCTGACCAACCCAAATACATCTCCTTACAAGGTACCTCATACGATAATCCATATATTGACCATGATGAATTAAATGAAGCAATGAAGACCATACCTGAGAATATATTCAAACAAGAGATAATGGGTGAGTATGTTGATACAGGTGGTGAGGTGTTTGCTGACATCGATAGGTATTGTGTGTTACCAAGGTGGAGTAATAAAGTGCCAGGTAAGAAGTATTATGCAGGATTGGATGTTGGTAGACAACAGGATTACTCTGTCCTTACCATTATTGATGATGACCAAAACGTGGTATTCATATATAGAGACAATAACAAACCATGGGATGTAATATTAAACAATGTGGTTACCTATCTAAAGAAATTCAATGCAACCTGTATGATTGAGACCAATGGTATTGGTGACCCTCTGTTTGACCAACTCTCAAAGAAGTATAAAGATGTACATCCCTTTGTTACAACCAATACCAGTAAACAACAAATAATAGAGGACCTCATCTATCAGACAAATACAGATAGTATGAAGTTACCAACACGAGACTTATTTCCACCCCTATATAACGAGTTAAAGACATTCAGTTATAGTTATAGTCCAAGTTCACGTAGAGTGGTCTATAAGGGTATTGGAAATACTCATGATGACTGTATCATGTCATTAGCAATATCTCTGAATTCCCTCAGAGAGAAAAAGACAAAGGGGAGTTACTATATTTACTAACGAGTGTGGTGAATTAAACAATTATATTTATAGATAGATGGAAAAATTATTAATTGAATTAGACAATAAGGATTATGAGGTAAAAGAACCTACCATGGATGGATGGGCACAACTTACACTCATGAGAGATTTAGAGGAAGAAGAAGACTTCACATTGGGTATTGTATCCATGTGTACTGACATCCCTGAAGATAAGTTAATGGAAGCAAACTACATACAGGTTAAGAGAGTAGCTGACTATTTGTCAGAGTACTTTATATCTGAGGGTAGTAGTTTCTATCCTGACTTTGAGTTTGACAATACTAAATACCAATTCATCGACATAAACAATATATCATTTGGACACTTCATTGACATTGACAACTTCCTTAAGAAGGACCAATCGTATAAGAAGAGTAGATTCAATGAACTGATGGCAATGTTATACTGGCCTGAGGGACAGATAAAATACGACAGTAGTAAGAACCAAGAACGAGGACAACTCTTCAAGGACTTACCCGTAAAATACTTACAAGGTACATTACGTTTTTTTTTTCATTTAAGCAAAAGATTGAAAGGCAGTACCCCAATCTATTTGAAGCTGCTATGGAAGGTCAAGAGGAAATGGAAGAAGTTAATCCAACTCTTCAAAGTATTTGGGGGTGGTATACAACGATACATTTTCTTGCCGGTGAAAACCTTCTTAAAATGGATGAGGTCGTTCGCTTACCGCTCATATACGTATTTAACTTCCTTTCGTATAATATCGAATTTAATAAAGAAAAAGAACGACAGTTCAAAGAACTAACAAATCAAAACAGAATAGGATAATGGCACAGTATTATACATTTAAGAACATAGTGGACGACATGAAGACTCTTGTCGAGAAACACAAGATGATTAATTCCTTTGGTATTGGAGATGTCAAAGATTTCATATTCCTTACACAACAGGTTGATGGTGAAGAGAACACTAAGAACAATGCCCCTATCTACCCATTACTATACATGGTACCTCAGGGTTCCAATAGAGACAACGGACAGATTACATATAACTTCAATGTAATCATTGCAGATATAGACAATACAAAGAATAAGGATATCACTGTGGACCTATGGTCAGATACCTTAGAATATGCCGAGGATGTTCTTGCACAATTTAATTATGGCGTCATACAATCTGATGGTGATTACTATGACAAGTATGAGGCAATAACACCAACGAGTATAATACCGTTCTCAGAACAGTATGAAGATTTATTGGTAGGACATACCCTATCATTACAGATAATTGTTGCTAAACCTCTTAACAGATGTATAGCACCGTATGTTAATTGGGACTGTGAATAATGAGTTTAGCAAACCTTAAAAAAGGATTAGATGGTGATTTAGAACTCTACGGAGAACTAATGGTAACAGAGTTACGTAAAGCTCTTGCTGTCAAATATCCATACGCACCAGGTTACAATGGTAGTAGAGGAGCAACAGGTTCAGCTAACAAAATAGGTGGTATCCCTTCAGGTTATCAATCTAACTTATACAACAGTATAGAATCAAAGTATGATGTTGAATCACAGGAAGTAGAAATCCTGATGAATGAATATTGGCAATGGGTTAACGATGGTAGAAGACCTGGTTCATATGCACCTATCAAACCACTACAACAGTGGGCAATGCAGAGATTGGGATTAAACTCAGAAGATGCTAAATCAGCAGCCTTTGGTATATCTAAGAACTTACAGAAGTTTGGGATAGCACCAACTTATTTCTATGACTTAGCAATTGAGAACTTAGAAACAACAATAAACGATGATTTATTCAAGGATATAGAAACCTCAGTAGAAGACTTCTTAGAACACTTAGTTGAGGAGACTATATCACCTGATAACAATATAGAAGTAACAATATAAACTATGTCAAGTCCGATTACAGTACTACAACACCCACTACAGTTAACCTGTTCAAAGGTTGACCATGTGTACTCTTTTACGTCTTCAACTCCACAGTCTAATCCTACCTATAAGGATTATAGATTTGTTGCTGACATATACATTGATACACAAACGATNCCTACTAAAGTAGCAAGATTAATATTCGCTCCTAACTCATATGGTGTGGGAACCATAAACGTTCAACGTGTAATTGAGAATTACGTTCAAGGTAATGCAAGAACAGAAGGATTACAATACACATCACATAATACACAAGATTACAGTGTGTATGGACACTTAGGTAACTTATATGGTCAATCACAGAGTAACGCTTACTCTAACCGTAATAACCCTTACAATCCAAGGAATGACTATTATCCATCAACCTATCAGATACGTGATTATCGTGTTATGATTGGTGAACAATGGACTGACCCTAATACAAATCAAACAGTTGTTCAAATATCAACTGATGCACATATACCTAATTCAGGATTCTATGGAACGGTAACTAATGGACCTGCAGGATGGGGACCATCAGATGGTAACACTGTAAATTGGTTTGAAGCTGGTGGTAATATACCAGCAAACTCAAGTATTGTAAGAGGAGTAGAATACGCATGGACTAATAATTTCGGTACAGTTGTATATGCAGCAGGAACGACAAGTGTAGTTTCAGGTTCATTTACACCCGCTACCAATCCTACATCAGGTGACCTATTCAAAGTACAAGAAAGATACACAGGTATTAGATATACGTATGGGTGGTATGATTTCTCAGCAACAGGTGGATACATAGGATGGGCACTGTTAAACGTACAATCAGGTCCAAATAGAATGAGTCCTGAAGAATCACCAGCCTTTGTACACATATGGCCAGGAACAAATCTAAAAGCAGGTTCATATATCAATGATATTGACAACAACCAATATTGGGGTGATGTATTACCTACAGACCAACAACTCTATTGGGAAGTTGAGAAGTATAGAATTATGGAGATAAATTCATATCTACGTGTAAACACATATGGACAGTTCTTAACGACCTTTGGAGATGATACAAGGGATTACCCTAATGATGGACTTGCGGGTACTGTACTTAACAGTAGACACCGTAGACATCATCCTGAGTGTCCTATATTACTATCGTTCTTCAACGGTACATTATCTAATGACTCAGATATGGTATTCATAAATCAGATTGACCAAATCTCATACTTATATAAAACTGCAACTGATACAGGTTATAGTAGTTATCAAGAATTCCCTATTGATGTTGTTTCACCAAATGGTATTACACAACAAGATAGAAGAATCAGATACGCTAGTGTTACAAGACCTGATTTAGCAGGTGGTAGTGTTGGTGTATGGTGTGGTAATACAGGTGAAGTGGGACAATGGGACCAAGCTGATATTAGAAGTGAGTTTGTTGTTTTTGATTTAGCAGAAGAGAGTTGTATGTCAGACCCTGTTCATATCTTATTTATGAATAGACAAGGTGTATGGGATACCTATACATTTGACAGAAAGGCAATCGAAGAGAAAAAGATAAAACGTGAGAGTTATGCTAAGGGGGGGATACAGGACTTAATAAGTTATTCTCAATTATCAACAGAAAGAAGAGACGTTATATACGACCAAAAGATAAGTGAGTTTATTGATGTAGATACTTGGTACTTAGAAGATAACGATAAAGCTGTCATTATGGATTTATTTCAATCTCCTGAGGTTTATATTATGAAGGACCAATCATTCTTTAAAGAAAACGGTACTTACAGAGGACAGAAAACATACAACCCTTACCTATTACCTGTAACGGTAGATGTGAAGTCCATCAAAGAATTTAAGAATAGATATAACAAGGTATTCAAGTATAGTTTTAGTTTTGAGTACTCACCAATAAATCAATATAGAACACAAGGTTAATGATACAGATTAGAACGACAATAGGATGTGATTTAGAGTACTTGGACACCTATGGGGATGAAGACATCAAGATAGAGATTGGATTCGCTGAGGTACAAGATATAACAAAGAAGAACTCAACATTTACAAAGAGTTTTAAACTACCAGGTAGTAAACACAACAATGATATCTTCAATCACTTCTATGACTTTTCTGCATCGATGTATGACTATGACGTAAGACGTAAGTTTGACTGTCAAATTTTATTGGATGGTAATATTCTATATGAAGGTTACTTAAGACTTAACAGTGCCACCAATGACAATAATGAGATTATCTATGATGTTGGATTCTATTCACAGGTGGGTAACTTGGTTGCAAACATTGGAGACAAACTATTATCTGATATCGACTTCTCTGATTTAAACCATGACTATAATTCCTCTACTATCGTGTCACACGCTTATGACAGTAACTCTTATATTATGTCAGCAGCAACCCAACCATATTTAGATGGTAGTATTTATTATGCCTTATTAAGTAAGGGTTATCAATATACAGGTCAAACCTTTGATGATACCAATATTGATTATACAGATACTACAGTACTTGATTTTGTATTCAACCCAACCAGTCAAGGTCAATTCCTTGATGGTACTTTAGGTTATATGACAAATCCAAGTACACCTGTTCAATGGTATTACTTAACACCTTCAGTACAGATTAAACAAATATACGAGAGGATATATAACGAGGCGGGATATCAGATTAATTCTGACTTTATGGATACTGATTATTTTAAGAGTTATTATCTACCCTTAACCTTTAATGATGACAATATCTTTCTTAGTTCAACAATTGACCCCGCATATGCTTTTGCTCAACAAGGGATGCCACCAATGGGTGTGATTAGTGGTATAACGAATTATACATGGAGTGAAACATTTCCACCACCAACCACAACGACTTCTGCAGCAAGAATACCCGCAGTATATGTATCTAAAGATAACTTTGATGCAACCCTAAGTACTCATGCATTTCAAATAACCACAGCCGGTCAATATACATTTAGAATATCGTTTAATGCTTATAATAGTGAACTATATCCTGAAACAGTACCACTTAACGCAGTAGGTAGATTCTATTTAAGGAATAGTAAATTTCAACCTTTTGACCCTGCTACCCCATTAACCTTTCAAGGAGGTGATACAGTATATACGAGTCCTACTTATAACATACCTGAGGGACAGAGTTATGGTACTTCAATTACTGGTACCTTTACTAAATTTGGTAGTGCTACTCAAGCTTACGCATTGGATGTTGACGAATACCTTGGAATTGGTGACTTTGAATTAACATATTTTAAATTTGAAATATTAGAAGGTCCAAGACAAATACCTGGTGGTATATTTGATGTACAAAAACAATTTCCTTGTTGTCAATATAAACAAATGGAATTCGTTGCATCGATAAATCAGTTCTTCAATATGGTAACCGTACCAATACCTAATGACCCTAAGACATTAAGGGTAGAACCTGTAATTGACTTTATTGGTAAAGGTGAAACGTTGGATTGGACAAGTAAGGTAAATCGTGATGAACCAATCAAGGTAGAACCCCTTACAGACATTATCGAAGGTACATTGAACTATAGTTATGAAGAAGATGAAAGTTGGGGTAATGATACGTTTACCAAAGCCAATAACTACGTATACGGTGATAGAAATGTAGAACTAAACCAAGACTATAAAGATAAGTCTACAGACTTTGAAACAGAGTTTGGTTCTGAGGTTGACCGTGTATTGTTTGGTAGTCCTTCTATGAATGATATCAATTTCGCAACCAACCCTATATATTTCCAAAGAAAAGATAGGGAAGGTGAAAATGGTGCAGTTATCCCTGAGTTTAACCCATATAGAACAACACCAAAGTTATTATTTAAAGGGTTTGCAATGCCGACCAGTACAATGGGTAATGTCACTGTTCAAGGACCTAATGGTAATGTTAGTAGACCTGCCTATTGGTGGTTAGCCGACCAAGCTATGAGTTGGTGGAGAGGTCAAAATAGATTTACAACATATCCATTTGGTCTTGACAAGTACTCACACTATACAAATTGGTCTGATGATATATTTGATAAACAAGAATTGAAGTTCAATGGAGCTGAAACATTATATGAGATATATTGGAAAGACTACATTGATGACCTTACAAATGTTGAAAACAGATTGGTAACTATGGAGATGTACTTTGACCCATTTGAGTTATCTCAATTAAAATTTAATGAAGTAATTAACGTAGATAATACTAAGTTTAGAATCAATAACATCAAGAATTACTCATTGAAGGATAGAGGGATGGCTGATGTTGAGTTAATTAAACTAACAAAGGAATACGAACCTCATCGAATCATATACTACACAGCAACACCATGTGATAATAATGAGTGTGATACGATATATAGTAACTCAGATTTACAAACAAATCTATTTGCCTACTGTAACAAATATTTTAGATTCAAAGATGGTACTGTTGAGGGAGCTAATGATTGTGGATGTTTTTATCTAACATACTCTTACGACCCACCTCTTTCTTATGTAAATTATCAACCAATACTTGTACAAAATGGTATTGGTGCAGGTGGAGCTGTTGGTGGCGCTTATAAATTATATGATAGTTGTGATGATTGTGAGGCTGATGGTCCTTCTAATACTAGTCAGGCTCTTGTTATATCCAATGATATAGTACCTGCACCTACACCTACCCCATCATCAACACCATGTGCTACTCCGACACCACGACCATCATCACCAGTACCAAGTTATTCACCATTACCTGTAACGCCCACACCTACTCCAAGTATAACACCATCATCAACTCCTACAGGTCCTTGTACTTGTATTGAGTATGAGATATATAATAGTAGTCCTTCTCAAGTAGGGAATTACAAATATAGAAGATGTAGTGATAGTGTTATTGTTGGTCCAACATTTATACAACCTTTAGAAACACAATATGTATGTGCATGTGAAAATTCAATTAAGAGTACAATAGGAGTTCAAACAACTAATGTTGGAGTTTGTTTAAACCCAATAGACCCTACACCTACACCAACTCCAAGTGTAACGGCAACTAATACTCCAACACCAACACATACTCCTACTCCAACCCCAACATTTGGTGGAGGAACACCAACAGACTATGATGTATGTAATACAAGTGGGTCAGTAGATATTACTGTAGCTTATGTGGAATGTTCATCAGGTAACTTAATAACGGTTGTGATACCTGCTGGTGAATGTGCTGAAGCATGTGCTTGTAGTGATATAGCCTTTGTAGGACCTAATGGACATGAAGAGAATATGGCAGTATTAAACAACGGAGATTGTACATATGTATGTGATTACTTTGATTTCTCAGGAGTAACTGGTAATTCTTTTAATAATACACGTATGTATAAAATGACAGAATATTCAGGAGGTACACTTACATCTGCTTATTATACTGGTTCTACAACAGGTGTTACAAAGTTCGATGAGGTTAGTCTACATAGTAATTATGTACTCAATACTCCATTGAATGGTAAAAATTATACAGTATGGCAAGGTCAAACACCACCAGTAGCAGGAGGTTTTCAAGAATCAGGTATGATTACGGTATATTCAAGTCAAGCTGAAAAGTATATAACTTTCTTTAATGTTAATAGTGCAGCTCCACCATATGCTCTTGATTATAATCCAGTATATTACCAAAGTACCCCTCCACCTTTTAATGGAAATATAGGTTTTTTCAGTCCTGAACATTCATCAACAGCGACCACAGAGTATAATGGATATGTGTATCCACCAGCACCACCTGTTCTATACTATAACCCACTCACAGGTGGAACAAATGATGACCTTGCTATTCATTATCCTGACCCATGTATATCACCAGGTCCGACACCTACACCAACACAATATGGTGGAACACCAACACCAACACCATCTAATACGGCAACTAATACACCTACACCAACTAACACAGCGACACCTACTCCAACTCCATCATCGGTATCAACAGAATGTACATTATACCAATTAACTAATAATAGTTTCATGAGTACAACTTATAAATTTAAAACATGTCCTGATGGTATACCTCAACTTGAAACTCTTGGACCATTAGAACAAATTCAGGTATGTGCGATAACGGGTAGTGTAAGATTACCGAGTGGTTCAAACGCAACC